AGGTGGTTTGGGTGGCAAGTCTGGGATGTCGGGATCGGCACCCGGCAGAGTGGGTTGGGAGACTTTGGCCGGGCTTAATGCACCCGGCCTTTTTATGTCTGCCTTTGGTGGTTCTACCCACGTAAAATCTCTTGGCCTGTAATCCGGTGCTTCATAAACAGGCACCGCTCCAGTGCATAACGTCACGTTGCCGCGTGGATCTTCCTCAAATGTTTCCGTTCCATTGCCAACAGCAATCCTTGCCCGCACGCAACCGGGCATATCAATAACTGGAAAGCGTGTAGACGTAACTGGCGGTGCTACTGGTAAAACAGGTGGTGGTATCGGCTGACCTACAGAGATCATTGGAACGCCGATCGCATTTACTCCGATCTCAGGAATCTCCGGCATGAAGTTAGAACGGTTTACAGCAGGTCAGCTCTGGATTGAACGCAACCGCAGACGCGAAGGTCCGCCTGTTGTTTACACCGTATTGTGCGGCAAAACTGCCAGACCATTTACCGATCCAAAAGCAATCCTCAAATGGGTGAAATGGCCAAAGGGCACGCCAACTGGTGACGCCCTACGCGAATGGTTAGCGTCCTTTGAGCAAAAACCTCAAGCACCCGCGCCAGAAGCGGACTTTGCTAAACGAATCAAGGCTGAAGGCTTCGGGCCTGAAGCTCATGACGACGATCCAACCGCCAACACTAAAATGGTGACTTGATCGCAGGACCTGTCTCCGTTGGCAGCTCTGGCATCTCAGGGATTTCTGGGACGGGGACTTGATCAAGGATTGTCTTTATCAGTTCCAGCTTTAACTCGCTGATGTATTTCTTGGTTAGCGATGGGATGCGGCTGTAGAACAACACGCCACTCACAGCCATCGTTCCAGACATCACGAATGCCAAGACGGCAAGCAGGTTGTAGATCTTTTGCATAGTGATCACCAAAGAAAAACCCCTCCCTGGTGTGAGGTCAGGAAGGGGTTTAGTTTCCGTGCAGCTTTACGCTAGCTCAGAACGAGTATTTCGCTCCGATCTTGGTCCCGACGTTGGCAGCGTCAAAGTCATCCACAGTGATGAAGCTGATTTCGCCGTAGATGCTCAGCTTGTCGTCTGCAGAAACCACAACGGAACCACCGATCTTGCCGGACAGTTCAACATCAGCTGAATCACCATCAGGTTGGATCAGCGCAGGACCGGCCTGCATGTACCAGGAAGCCTTGTCGCCACCTTCAATGCCAACGTGAAAGTCGGTCACAGAACCGGTGTAATCCATGTCGAGACCGTCACCACCGGCAAAACCAGCGTTGTTCTCAACGTTCACATAGGGACCGGCGATTGCAGGAGATCCCAGCGCAACTGCTGAAACGGCGACACCACTCGCAATGAGAGCTTTGAGCATGGGTGGAGGAATTAACGTTTTCCTTGCCCACGATACTTCTTACGTCCATGAGACGGTTTTGAATGTGATCCATCACCTTGACGTGTCTTTTTTGGCTTGCTAGGCACAAAATTTTGCCCACTCAATGACTTAGCCATCAGCCACGAAACTGTTGATACTTTTGCGCCAAGCCAGTGAAAAGACCGTGCATCGGGTGATCAGGATCATCCCGACGATCAAACACATAAAGCTCATTCAGCCAAGCTTGGCGATTTGACATCGCCTCAACATCCTCCGCACCAGGCTTGCACGGGATCATCGGATCAGGTCGTTCCATCAGCTAGAGGCCATCAGGCCGTGAGCACTTGCAAAGGCTAGAAGAGAATTCACCTTTGCCTCAAGCTCGCGACAATACTCAAGCAACTCCGCATTAGTCGGTGCTGCTGCATCTGCAATCGTCATCGTTCCATTAGCAGTTGGCAGCGTTCCAGAGGTTGCAGTCGCGGCAAGATCGGCAACGTGCGTGGACTGGATAGCAGCCGTCGCACCAAAGAACCCAATCGTGTTTGAATTGACCTCAAGCTGGGTCGTCATCGTGCCAGCGGTCTGCACCTGCAGCAGCAACTTGCCATCTTCGCTGTCTGTTGTCGCATCAGCGATTACAGCTTGCACCTGCGCGTAATCAACCTCACGCTGTGCAGCATCAGAGTCATCGTTATTGCCCCTAAAGAAGACAGTGCTAAGAGCATCGTCGTCTTGTCCGACAGCACCATTTCGGTGGCGGAACATTCTGATGTCCGCGCCAGATGATGCATCATTATTCGGGCACTCCAAACGCAAAATCTGCGTGTCCGTGTTGGTCACATGGATTGGAGCATCAGGCGCAGCCTCGTTAATGCCGACCCTTCCTTCTTGCAGCCTGACACAATTAAATGAGCTTCCTGCTACTGAAGTCTGAAAATCAAGGCGACCGTCTTCACTGCTGTCGCTTGCATCAACAATACCAGCAGTTATTTCTGCATATACTTCCTCTTGGTCATTGTCGTTATTGCCTCGAAACTCAATAGTCGCAAGAGTGTCATCATCAGCAGGCGAGCCTGAATTACGGTAAAAAACAATTACTGGCCTGTCGTGTGGACCATTTTTTGTGTTTTCAATGACTACATCGTCTTGAGTTGTGTTGTTAAAAGTGTGAAACACACCTGTTGCCGTTCCATTTCCAACTTGAAACCCTGTTGTCGTGAACTTGCTGTTGAGCGTGTCGTTGGTGCTGATTGCAATTTCATCCTCACCACTGCGAAAAAATCCGCTGTCGCCAGTGTCAGAGATAAATCCCAGCGATGGCGCCGCAACGCTGCCATCTGGAATGTGGTCGCAGAGAGTTGTGAACTGAACACGCTTGTTCTTATTGGCGTCAGTGCTTTCCGACGCATCAAGCACTAAGAACTGATCACCACCGGCAGGGGCGGTTAGCTCTGCTAGGACAGAAAGTTTGCGATCAGCCATCAGTTAGCAGCCTCCAGAGCAGCGACTTTAGTCTCCAAGGTTTCGATGCGCGTCATGGCCTCTTGCAAGGCTTTGACGGCTTTCATGTAGAGCACAGAGTAATTGACAGATTTAGTCGTCGTACCAAGATCATTGCCATCCGAGTCTTCATCAACATCATCTTTGACAAGTCCTGGGCAGACTGTCTCTAACTCTTGGGCAACTACACCGATTTGTCTATGAGTCGGCAGATTTGTGTCTTCTCTAAAATTATAATTACGAATCTGTATAGCTTTAATATCATCCCACTGTGAGCTGGCGTCAACAATGTTTTCTTTTAATGTGGCGTCTGAAATACCTCCATAACTGTTGTTTGTATTCTGTGCGTCGCCATCACCTTTAGTTTTAAAGCTACCTTCAGTTCCAAAAGCCTGAAAGACCACACTTATGCCTGATACATTTCTGCTAACAAGGTGGCTGCCACCCGCAGCAAATTTGTAGCCAGGAGTTCCCGATGAAGGTGAAGCTTCGCTAAAAATAGTGCCCGTCTCAAAACTTCCAGAGGATCCTTTCAGTCGCGCCTTTTCAGCTAGAGGTGCTCCGGCATAGAAAACAATGTCGCCGCTTGCACTCGCTCGCGAAGCTAAATGCAGATTATTTGTGCTGCCAATGACTTGACTACAAGTCAGACCAGTGACAGGTCCACCATCGCGGTAACCGAGCCGCAGTCTTTCGGTTGACTGAGCACTAATGACTGCGCCATGATAATTGGCTGAAAGTGCAGGGCCACGTAAATGTAGGTGTTGTGTTGGATTTGTCGTGCCAATGCCTACGTTCTGTGAACCATCGACCGTAAAACCGATTGTTCCACCTGTAACAATAGAAACCTCGTTAGAGGTCGTTCTTCTGAATCCAGTGTCAATATCAGCGGCAAAAGAAATGCCAGGTTTTGCATTCGTTCCATCAGCAGCAAGGATCTGACCGTCTACTTCCGCAAGTGTCACCCAAGCGTCATTTGCAGCATTCCGCTGCTTAATCAGCGCAGGTGTTGCGCTGGTATCGACCCAGTACTGATAGGCGTACTTGGTTGCGGGCTCTGTTGCGCTGCTGTTCTGACTGACGATTGCAGCCAATGCGTTGTTCAGGTCAGAACGGAATGAACTACCGCTTTGATTAGCAAGGATGTAATCGTGGGTGGCCATTTTAGGTCTGCTCAGAGCCAAAGCCCGCTGCGACGTACTGGAAGTTGCGATCCACCGATGAATTGCTGGAATTCTTGAAGTGAACCGTGAAGCCAGTCCGCGTGACGGATGTCACCTCATAATAGTCCCCACTGGCAAGGTTAAAAGCCGTAATGCCCACCGTGGGCGCCTGATAAAAAGCGTTCGTGAACGTCACGGCCTTTGCCGCCGCTCCAGAAGCAATCGTTGCAGAGCTTTCTGTGCGGGCTGGAATTGACACCTGATAACCCAGTTCTTCAACCAACGGCGTCTGGTCAGGATGTTCAGCTTCTAGCTCACACTTGAACTGGAACGTGCGACCAACAAACGTGGATTTCTCCAAAACGCGCCAATCGCCAAATTCTGTTGAAGACTCCTGCAGCAGCTTGTCGCCATTCTCAAGCAGAAAAAAGTCTGAGGTTGCCTCTAGCAAAATGTCGTCCGCTGCAGGCGCCTCATTGCTACTGCGGAAGTAAAGGATCGCGTTGGTGTCTTCTGCCAGCGTTCCATCCCAATCGCTCCAAGCGTCCACCAGTTCCGAGCGGTCATCAATCAGGTCACTTGGATACAAGCCTCGTGAATTTATGGTGCGGTCCAGCTCAGCTTGAAACTTGCCGCCTAGATCCAGCACAGCTGAAAATTCATATTCACCGCTAGCAAGACGCCTACCGATAAAATCCATCTCAGATAGATCATCAATGAGCAGCACATCATCAATCGTGTCTGATCCGTCTAAAACCAAGCCATCGTATTCGTCGCTGTAGAAACACCCAAACTTCTCGCCCTGAAATGGAGGGGTGTCAGTGTCCTCTCGTCTCGTTTGAATTGGAAGCTTCGGAACAGCGTCAGGGATATTCAGAACCAAACTGATTGCTTCTACGCTTCTTACTTTTGTCGTCTGGTCTTTCAGCTTGATTAGATACTCGCCATTTATCAAAGGAACTGTGACAGAATTTGCAGTCGCTGGCACTTGAGCCAGCTTTACGGAGTTGCCAAAAGTACCAGTACCATCTGTCAGGCTTGAATGCCTAATAACCGCCTCTAAATTATTAAGTTTTTCGTTTGCAGGGGGATTCCACTTAAGAAGTCCCTGCGTACTGTTAATAGGGCTTAAAGACAGATTGACGACATTAGGAACAACTTGTGTAATTGGCTTTCCATCATCACTGGTGCCTAAATCGGGCAGAGCTGGTGCGACTGCTTTTGCTTTAACATAAGTCGATTTTTTTACGGGAAAGCCAATTCCAACCGCTCTGACATGCACCTCAAAGGTTTGACCAGGCTTAATTCCATCGACTGTGACTGCTGTGCTAGTCGTGTTAAACTTTGTAAAACTTCCTTTGTCAATTCGATGCTTTACGTCAAAAGAAGCGGTGAAGCCAACGGCACCTCTCGTCCAAGTAGCCACACCACGGTTGGTCAGGTCACCCTCTTTTGAAATTAGCTGAAAATCGATTGGCATTAGATGATAGGGGTAGAGGGCGTCTGATCTAAAAGAGTTACATCTAAGAAATCAAGCTCTTCATCTTCATCTGCTGCTTCATAGATGCTGTCATTAAATTCAACCCCGACAACTGCGAACGTTCCATCACCACTGTCGGCGACAGAAAGGCATCTAAATTTTTGCAGCTTGACTAGATCAGTGTCTATTGCATAAATAGCATCAACAAGAGGGGAAAAACTGAATGGTGTATTAACCACAATGGTTTTTCCGCTTGATGCACTCGTGTTTATATGCCTCCTCTCTACATTTCCATTAATTAAAACACATGTCAAAACTTTATTAGAGCCGCCAGGCAGAGTTATTTCCTGATCTGCCACGATTGAGGTTGTTGTTGAGCTACTGATCCGGCCAGACAGCCTTGATCCAGCACGCATCTCATCTTGCACCGCAAAGACCTGACCAGGGAAGACAAGCGCGCCATCAAGGCCAACAGTGAATGTTATTGTGCTGGCGTCAAGCTCCTCTGACTTCATCATCCAACGCCCCATGCGTTTGGCTTGTTTTTTAGACGTGCAGCCAAAAGCTAAAACCTCTTTCACTTGATAGCCATACTTTGAAATCAATGCTGAGTCTTCAATGCAAACAATGTTTGGCTTGTAAAAATTATCTGGGTCGTTATAGCGGACCCTAATACTGGTGCTGCGTGTTTTAAGCGAAGAACCGCTGTAATCAAAAACGCCGCCGACCACTCCAGAGTTTGCAAAGATATGAACAGGATCAACATTGCTTCCATCTAAGTTGCCATGGTCTGCAGTTACTTGAATAGTGTTTGACTGCCAGTACATCATGCCTCTGAAAATTGAAGCAAAATCTTGAAGAACTGTATATGCCTGCGCCTGTGAAGAGACCTGCACATTGCACGCAAAACGTGGCTCGCCATCAATGAGTTCATTTGCATACCGCGCCAACGGATAAAGATCCACCCAGTTCAAATTGCTTTTATTAATGAAATGCCCTGCGCCAAAACGCTTGTTAATCAGCAGGTCGTAAAAAATACAAACCGGACATGTCGTCCACTTTGCACCCTTCAATTTGCCATTAAAGCCGCCATTAAATTCAAGACTACCATCATCTCTTGGCGTTGCATTGTGAGGGATCTGAACTCTTTTTCCTCTGACTAAGTATGCCCTAGTCGGTAAAGTCTGAAACTCTTCTGTTGAAATACTCATCCCAACACAGGCTGAGTAAGGATAGGCAGTTCTAATGTCAACATGCTCAACGACAGCAGACCAGATAAAAGTATTTGCGCGACCATCTTTTAGCGGAGTGCGCTTGTCTACATCTTCAAAGTCTTTGAAAGAAGCAGCAAACATGCGTTTATCAATAGTGGCAGCATTGCTTTGACTGTGCGGGATCTCGCCATGAAATCTAGAATTAGGATATTTAGTGACCTTAATGTTCCAAGGTCCTTTCCCCGGCAGTTGAATTCCGCTTACTTGATATTGATAGTTAGTGGTGCTTATGCCTTGAATAACATAAACATTATTTGACCCACCTTTGAAGTCCTCGCTGACCTCATCAACGCTTGTCTTTTTTACTCTCTTAAATCCGGACCCGCTGCCAACGTCCTGAATTTTTATGTCAAAGTTGATCTCAGCATCAAACAACTGGCCTTTGACAAGGCTTTCTTGTGCTGTAGAAAAAAGACGTGGAACTGTAAAAATTAAATCAACGCTGTCAACGTCAGTGTCAGTAATTTGAACAGTCTGGCTGCCGCTGCCGTAATTTCTTTGCTTAACTGCGGTGCCAGTTTTGTTCAGAATTTCTGTGTAACCTTGCCCTACTTCTTTGTTGACGTTTATCACATTGCTGGTTTTACCTTTCGCTTGCGGCAAGGCGCTTTGTGTACGCCCACCCTGTCGCAGCTCATAGGAGACATGGCTGTTTCTAACCAAAGTGTTCCCAGTTTGTGCCCTGAGCGGCGATTCATTAAGAAAAATTCCTTTCTTGGCACCTTCGATCGCATCGATCGGACCTTCACAAAGAAGGTCAACAATCTTAATTACAGACTCAGAATTAAGGCCCATTATGCGTCGGTTACAAGGTCTTGAGTAAAATTCTCGCTTTTATCGCGAAAATTTTCATAGCCGATCGCTCTGATTTTAATACGCCCGCCTTTGTTGTCAGCGTCTGTGTCTATGACTTGCACCCTAGTGTCTACGACAGTGTCATTGTCCTCAACTCCACTATGCCCAACATCGATGGCATGACACCACTTATAGCTGTCTGTTTTTCTTAAAAGCCCTTGAATAGTTGCGCGGCTTTTGCCAAACACCGGGGACTCTCCTTCGTAATTGCTTTTCTTCAAAGTAATTTCATAAGTCACAAACGCAGGCACCAGTTGACTCCCAACAACACGGCTTAAGCCGTCTTCAATCTCAAAGAAAATTTGCAAGTTTTCGGATTTAACATCGTCAGAGTCAAAGTCAATAACATCATCAACCTTGTCAATTTCGCCAACAATAAAATTGAGCGTGTCGTCTCTTTTCCTTTGGATAAAACGACCATTGTTTGACTGTTTATCAGCAAACTTAGTGTGATGGTAAAACCATCGCCTAGTCCTTAAGCCGTTGAGGAGTTCAAATTTAAATGAAGGCGTTTCTCCGTTGATAGTAATAGTCTTATTTCCTGGCGCTATAAAAAATGCACCTGTCGGGTCGCTTTCGCTTGTGACCTCTACTTTTGATGAGAGCAAATGGCTGCCGATTAAAACCTTGCCATAGACAAGAGGCACCGTCGCTCCAACGCCAACGGTGTTTACGGGGCCGGAAAAAGCGTATGACTGCTGGCCAGACACGGCGCGTGAAACGCCCTGCGGTCCGGTTGCGTTTGTGTTTTCACCTGGAGAGGTTCTCCTGTCACCAAAACCACCGCCCCCAATCGTGGGAATAGTCGGCTGCGGCGAAAGAGTCTCAGAAATTCCACCAAGAACCAAGCTGGCACCAATCGCACCAATCGCTACAGATGCAGTACTAAGAGCTGCTGTAGCGGCAAAGCTTGTAGCGGCCGCACTGACCAAGGCTGCGCCAGTAGTTGACGTAAACGCACCGGCCCCCAATCCCAGAAAACCACCGCCTACAGGTGCTAAAACAATCGCAGCAGCGATCAAGCCAACACCTACCAAAATTTTGCCAGTGCCGCCACCTCCACTACCAGTAACGACTGGCGTCACCACCAGATCATTCTTGCCTAACGGCAAATGTAGATCGTCATACCCCAAAGACTCGTCGGCCTGAACCACCGTGTACCCAATGCCGTGCTTATGCGCCTCAGTCATCTCTTTCATCAGAGCGGGCTGATTTATGCACAGCAGCTTGATTGCATCCGCAGGGGAACGCAGGTCATGGTATTTGTGCTCTGAGCCGTAACGCTCGCCCAGATCACCCAGCAACCTTACGGTCTGCTGCATACCGAAAGACCGCTGCAACTCTAGAGACATAGTATCGCCCAAACGGTTCCACCGCACTCAGTGAATCCTGACGTTGATGCAAGATGCGCTCGTCAGGCAAAAGAATCGCAGCGTGCATTGGCGCTGCCGTTCCAAGGCGCATGATCAGCACATCACCAGGTCGCCTTTTTGCGTAATCAACCTGCTTGAACCCGATTGCCAAAGCCTGCTTTAGAAAGATGCTTTCGCAGGTCTCCAAGTCAGCAGGCCGCTCAAAATCAGGCAGTTCAATGCCTTGCAGGCCAAACCAATCGCGAATTAACGTGAAGCAGTCAAATTTGCCGTAATCCCACTGTCTGCCGATCAGGGTTCGATAGTTGACCATTGTTTGTCTGGCACGCTCCAAATATGCCACGGCAATCCCGTTCCAATGCAAGCACGCTTATCAGCTTTGCTGGCCGGGCCGCCATCAGGATGTGAATGCACTATTGCCTCAACAGGCCCAAACATGGCCGCAACTGCATAGTCTCTGGGGTCAATCGCAAAATCAGCGCAAGGATCATCAGCCACATTTCGACAAGGCCAGTATTTGCCACCGACCACAACGCCACAGCACTCATTTGGTGCGGATCTTGTTGCGTGCTGTTCTGCGTCAAACTTGAAGTCTTGCACCAGGGAATCCCCCGAACGGCAGCAGTTTTTCATCAGGACCTATGCCCTTACCCTTTGGGTGACGCAACTCACACGCCTTTAGGTTCTTGGCGCATTGATCTTGTGACGCCGTAAAGACTTGCTTGTTTTGTAGGTCAAATTTTTTACCTGGTTTGTATCCACATTCCTTGCCTTTATAGACCCATGGGCAATGTTCAACAATTTGCCGGCTAGGCAAACGCAGGTTTGTCAGGTCAAGCTTGCCGACCAGTTCAAATTCAACAAGCTCTATGTTTTCCGTTGCAACGCGGTCGATGTACCAAGACTCATGACCACCTCCAAACATTGCAGTCGGATCGGCGCTTGAGTTACCACTTGAAAAGTTGACAGCATCCAAAAATTTCTTGCAGGTGCGAATGCGCCTCACCTCTGCCTGCAATGGGTTGTAAGAATTCAACAGAGCTGTGATCGCGTTATTAGCGTTGGCGATCTTCATCCTCGGACGAGGTAACGTGCCTTTAGTCGTTACTGCAAAACCATCAACCTCAATCGGCACCGCCGCATAAGTTTTGCCGTTAAAAACGATATTCTGCGATAGCTCGTTCGTTCCAGCGTGATAGTAGTAGGCCAGATCTACGCCATTTACAGCAGCAGTTAGGTGCAGCTCAAACAGCTCAATGATTGCTGACGGCTCAAGAGAATGCAGTTCCCGTTCGACTTTATTGGGAGTGCTAGGAATTGATGAAGTCATGGCTCAAACACCTGCTCGAACGTTGCCTGAATTGTGGCACGATTCAAGTATGGAATCGACTTGCTCCAGTTGCGACAGATGTACTTGCCGCTGCTGGCTTCGCCAGGTGGCGTGAAATTGAAGTTTTCCGTTCCACCGCGAGCATCCAAGAACGTTTCGATCGTGTCCGCATCCGTCTCCGAAACCTCAAAGGTCAGGCTGTAGGACTTGGGGTTTTGATTGATGCCAAACGTGCTGCGCTGGCTATAGCCTGATCCAAACTGAGCGATCCTTACGTTTGGGGCGCTGTTCTTTTGAAGACCGTAGGTCGGCGTGATTGCGGGGAAAGTAGCCATTAGTTGAGAAGACCTCCAGGCATTTTCTGTTTGATGATCTCAGCTTGAACAGCAGCGCCGATGGCTTGACCAAGAGCTTTGGACTGTTGTGCATCGCCTTCCACGCTAGAGCCTGAAGCGTCAACATTCACCACGATGTTAGAGCCGCCTAATGCGTTGTTTGGAACAATCGTTCCAGCACTTCTAGGTACGAACAACTCGGGTCCACGCTCTCCCACCAGTGAAGGCCGTCCAACTGGAGGATTGCCCCCATTCGCAAACTGGGGAATACCGTAGTTTGGCCCCAACGTGCCAAATCTTCCTACTTGACCGCCACCCGCTCCAAGCGGTGTCCCAGCAGCGAATGGTGTCAAGTAAGCGCTTAAGAATCCAATGGCCTGCTCAATGACGTATATCTGAATCAACTGCTTTGCAATATCACGCAAGACATTGGCTGCAATATCTTGAAGGGCCGCACCCCAGTTCTGTGCACCGTCAATAAGCGCATCAAAAGATTGAGCCATCCCTTGGCCCAGAGTCTCTGCAATCCTTTTAGCTAATGCCGCTTGCTGCTTGACCGCTTCATTTAGTTCATACTGCTGCTCAATATGCTTTTGCATTGCATCGAATCTTTCTTGAGCACTTGTTTTCTGGAATTCGGCCAGTCCGCGCTCTGTTTCTCGATGTGCTACCAGCTTTTCAGTAGCTGCATTGATGTTAATTTGATCGATTAAGCGTTGATCCGTAATGTCAACCAAATCTTGTTTACGCTTAGCTTCAATTTCAGCTATTTTCTGCTCTCCCTTAAGACGAATAACCAACTGTTTGTCTTGAGATGCCTCTGCAGCAGCAATCTTGTCTTTGAATCGAGAGATCTCAAGAACTTTTTTGCGCTCTTCCTCAAGTCTTCCTAAGCGTTTTTGAATCCGAGTTTCTTCTCTAGCTGCTTTTTCTTCTTCTATGTTCCTATCAGGCTTAAAAAATTCTCTATCTTGCCGGGTAATTTTAAGAGGGCGACCAAGCAGATTAGATTTACCAAACTTTCCTCCCGCAACTTCTTGCGAAAGCTCGCTAAGAAGATCCAATGGCGCTGATTTTAGAACCTCTGCGCTTCTAGGAAGACCACCCAGACCAAACCCTTGAATTTCTAACTCAGTGCCAATTCTTTGTTTAGCCGCTGCACGGAATCTTGCTTGGTCAGTAGGGTCTTGAAGGCTTCCCGCTAAGCGATCAATAGTACCCTGTGTAACTTTTTTTCCTAAAGTTGCATTTACAATGTTCAAAAAGTCGCCAAGAGGGCCAGCTACAAAAGCTTGCAAAGAAATCATCAAGTGACCAACAAGACGATCAAATTCATCAAGTTCTGTCTCAAGGTCTTGAAAAGCTTCAATACCATCAGAGCCGATCTTGGACGCAAGCTCTACTGTTGCAAGCTCGGCAAGAGCCTCAACATCACCAAGCTCTTCAAGTTGTTGCGCTAATTGTTCTGAACTTTTACTTGTAAAAAGAGATCGCTCACTCATCAAGCTCAGCACCCCCTCTAAAGACCCAAAAGCTTTGCCTGCTTCAGCTACGCCTGCAATAAATTGATCAATCTGCTGACCAATGGCGCTAAGCGCAATTTGCGCTCCAAAAGAACCTGTTAGTCCGCCTGCCGCGCCACCAAGAACTGACCCGGGTCCGCCGCCAAACAACAGCGGGAAACCAGCACCGAGACCAACTTGTTCAAGACGTTGTCTTCCGGCTCTGCGAGCGGCAGGAGATCCTGCAATGTTTGCAGCTCCTCCGATAGGACTTCTTGGGCCGCCAGCCCTTGCAGACGCAGCAATTTGAGCAGGAGAGCCTGCCATCGTGGCTGTTCCACGAAGTGGACTCGATGCAAATCCCTGCTGTTGTTGACGCAAAATTCTTAACTTTGATTCTTCTAAGCGAAGAGTTCTTGTCAACAAGCGAAATTCTTGCTGCAAAGAACCAAATCGTCTCTTTGCAAGCTCTTCTGTAGCCTTGCCCATCTGCTTCCTAAGCTTCGCAACATTTAACCCCTTCGACTCAAGCTCGTTTATTTTGATCATCAAACGAGCGCGTTTATCTTGACCCTTTACAAGTGCATTTATATTCTCTGTCGCCATTCTCCCCGTACGCTTTGTACGAGTGTCAATACTCTTTAATTGTCGCTCAACTTGCTGAGTATTAAGCTTGATATTGACTTCGTACTCAGCGGCCACGACTAACCCGAAGACATTGCCCTCAGGTTAGCGCACCCTACGCATCTGAGCCTGCTCGCGAGCCTTCTCTATCTCCTTCTCCTCTCGCTCAGACTTCAACGTTAAATACGCGCTCCAGCCGTACAGCTCTTCAGCTGACATCTCTGATCGCAGCTGACCCAGCGTCATTCCTAGCTTTTCAGCCACAAAAAACTGCAAAAACAGGTAGTTATCCTGCTCAAGCGTCGCTTTTAAGCGCGTCTGGTTCTTCCACCTCCTCAATGCCTTGCATCTTGGACATGATGTCCAGCACAATACTCATCGGCAGTCGGTTTTGGATTTTGGCGCGATCAGCGTCCGAAAAAACTCGATTTCCCGCTTCGTCTTCAGCTTTGCGGATCACCATTTGGATCGCAAAATCCATGTTGTCCTCTGTCCGCCCCAGGTTCAAGGCTTTCATTGTTTTGTTGATCGAGTCGCGATCAGCAATCGTCAAAGGCTTCCAGTACAGCTTGATGATGACCTCATCGCCCTTTTTGATCGTGTAACTGCTGCGCTCTTCAACGCTAAATGCCTGACACAACTTGTCGATTGCGCGTGCTTCAGCCATAAAACTCAGTCAACTAGCACAATATAGCTTATCCCAGGCGCACGGATGCAAACGCTTTGTCCAGATCAAGAAACAAGCCTGTATCTCTACTGGTCTCTGTATAAATCTTGTACCAACGTGGGCCGCTAGGCGCAGTTGTTCTCAAAGCATTTTCGCCAGTTCTAGCTTGCTCATAAGTCTTGCCGTCGAGCTTAGCTCGTGGGTTATTAACCGCATATCCTGCATAATCGGCCAAGTTACCGATATACAAGGGACTGTTGATTGGAACTCTCAAGGCAGGGCGTTTCTGAAAGCTTCGAGAAGTGGGCATATTTGGATCTTCCCAGTCACGTTGATTACTCACCACTGGCTTGACTGGCGTAGGGCTGATCTCCCACAACTCACCAAAGTTTCCGGTCCACCAAGGGCCAGCTTTTTGCAGACTGAACACAATCTCTGGACCGGCAGCCGCTCGTCCATCCTCAATCAACTTACGAATATCGTCAGCCAGCTTAGTGATTGGCTTAGCCATCAGACTGCAGTAAACCGACAGCTAACCACACTGACAAAGTGACTGTTATTCTCTTCCGTCACAGCAGTTGGACCACTGATCTGACCAACACGCGGTTTTGCTGAGTAAGTGTCCGTGTAACCGGAACCATTGACAGAGGTCAGGCCATCAATAACTGACTCTGCAATCGCAGCTGCTGCAGCACTACCCTTGTCTCTTGGCGTGAAAATGCCACATTGCACCGTTCCGGCATATTGATCAATCGCTGCACCATGAGGTTGGATCGTTGACTGATCAAAGTTGATCGTCACCATCACATACTTTTTTGTCTTGCCAGGCGTCGTAAACGGCATGTTGTCAAACACCACTGAAACCGTGGCATCCGCTGCAGCTACTGCAGTATTGATTGCAGTCTCAATTGCAGCCCTAGCGTTTACAAGGGTCATCAGAACACCACTCGAAGGATATACATGTACTCTTGATCGCCTCTAAACGTTCGTATGTCTTGAATTCTGGCTGTTCTTGCCGATCCAGCAAACTGCAATGACACTTCGTCTTGCAGTGTTGCTTGGTTGTCGCCAATCTGATCTGGCGTTATGTAAAGACGAGCCGTGTTCTCTTGATAACCAGACTCTTCATCGGATGCAATAAATTCAATTGGTGCGTCAAATGAATAAGCCGTGTCAGTCGTTGTCACCGCACCAGTTGAAAGGTTGTAGCTGGCAGACGCCTTGCGGGTATAAGTGATTGTCGTGTCTAAAGACTTGCCCAGATCGGCAACGACCTGCTTGGCGACGTTTTTGAAAAGACTGTCGAGTGCGCCTGCCATCTCAACCCCTCACGACACGAACTTGATAACTGCCGCTACCGCCAAGACAATAAGCGCCTAGATAAGACTGAAGCCAAGGATAAACATCAAAAACGTTGTTGACTGTTCCCGTAGCTTGGCTCGAAGTGTTGTACTTGACTTCCATCTCCCCAAGCTTGACTGACTCGTACAATCCCGTGTCGCCAGTCGTTCCAGTGATCGCATCAGTATCGTTCGCCAGCGCGTTGGCTAGCTCATACGTTGCATACTTGATGTCGTTTGGAATCGCAGAGCAGACAAGCTCAACGCGATCAACGTGATAATTGTTGCGGGGCCAGCTCAGGGCTTGATCTGCATCGCAACGATCACCGTAAAAATTCAACGTGTCGATCCAGCGTGTAGCTGAGATCAACGCACGGTTTTTCTTGTCGTCCTGCTTGTTGTCCCACTGCGTGCTGCTTGGGACGGTTTCAAAATATGCGTCGGCTTCGGCCAACGTCACATAGCTGTTGGCTGTCGCACTCTTCAGTGTGGCGTTG